AAACAGCAGTACCCAAGCACAAAGCCACTGTTTCCGCTAATTGAAAAGCAGATTACGAAGCCGGATGCAATGGGAATGCTTTGGAAAGCTGGTATTGAAATCCCCGCTATGTACAAGATGGGTTACAATAACAACAACTGTATCGGTTGCGTGAAAGGGGGAATGGGATACTGGAATAAGATACGGAAGGACTTCCCGGAAGTGTTTGCTCGAATGGCGCAGATTGAACGAGAAGTAGGCGCAACGTGTCTGAAAGACCAATCGGGAAAAATATTTCTTGATGAGCTTTCTCCTAACCGTGGAGAAATGCCGGAAGAATTTATACCGGATTGCTCTCTTATTTGCCAGATAGAATTTCAAGAAATACTTGATAGGCAGGTAGAGAGAGTTTTGAAAGGAGAAGTCAGTATTAACGATGTAAGATGATAGATTTAAGAATAAAATGAATAAGGAAATAACCCTTGAATGGCTTAGATTGGAATTTTATAAATGCAATCATGCCAAGTACAGAAAGTATGCTGATGAATGGTTAAACAACCTTACTGATGCACAGATAGAGGGATTTGAGAAGCAACGTATAGGACAAATTGATAAATCGAAATGCGTATGAAACAGACAGTAGAAGAAGCTGCAATGGACTTTGCAAATTATGAATCCAATAATTTAGATAAACAGCCTTTTAAGGTAAAAATGTGGTCGATTATGACAATGGACTGACGAGGGGTTTTAAGGCTGGTGCCGAATGGCAGAAAGAACGGGCGATTGAAGCCTTGTCCTCTGTACTGGATAACTGGGTACATGGCGGTGATGCAGATTGTATCATTGCCGAGTTTGAGGAAAAATTAAACAATATGAAAGGAGACTGAATATGGAAGTGAAGAACGGAATAATAATAGATGGGGTGCTTCATGAAGCTGCGAATTATCCAAATGACTATGAATGTACTATATGTTCTCTTCATAAGGAATGTGACGAATTAGAAAATCGTTGTGATGAATGGATTTGCAGGCTTATTGATTGTAAGTATTTTGTTAATCGTGGCAAAGTAACGGATATTAAGACAGAAAAGGAGGAATAAATCATGTGTAATTCAATAGAATGGGGCAAATGCGAAATATGCGGAAAGGAAGACCAGTTGGAACGTACTTATTTCTACTATTCAATTCATTGTGAATGTTGTGGAAGTAAAGACGAGAATGGGCAAAATAGGCATTTTGAAATGGTAAGACATTGTAGAAAATGCCCGGCTCCTATGCCTAAAGAAATACATCCATTATATAAAGCGATGGATGGTAAAACTTATCGTGCGAGTATTTCTAATATGCTTCCCGTTGATGTTAGAGGGGAGTTTATCATAAATGAACTGATAATTAAGGAGGAATAATAATGAGTAATACAGAAGAAAAGCATTGCAGTATATGCGTACATTATGAGATATGCACCAATTTCCAGATGTATTGCCACGCATTGAAAAGACGCATAACGGCAAGAAAGCAGGCGAAAAATTGTAAGTATTATAAATATAAATGGGAAGGGGTAAATGATGCACCAGTGTGACTATTGTTGTTGGTATAACGAAAGATATGGGAATTGCGATTGTCCATACGTAATGAAGAAGTTGGCTTGTGATAAAGCTAAAAAGGAGAAAGAAAGGAGTGAGAAATGGAATTTAAACATCCATTAGATTGGTATAACGAAAATACACCATCGAAAGATGAAGAATACGAAAAGGGATGTCTATCTATCGCCTTGATAGTAGTAATCATTTTCATTGTATTAACGGTTGTAATTTTATCTTACGAATTATGAAATCAAAACAAGTATTATCAATAGAACAAATGAAGCACTTGCAGGAGATTGGATTAGATACGGGTGATGCAAGTATGCATCGGCTGTATTTACCTACTGCCGATGCTATTATCAATGGAACAGATGAAACAGAGAAAGAGCTTACTCTCTTCGTTTCTCAACTGAATATGAAACATGAATATCCTGCTTATACCTTGCAGGACATTCTCGATAAGCTTCCCCCAATAATTGACGAGGTTTATTGGCTTACATTAGAAGTTATGGATAGGCAAAAGAATGAATGGAAGATTAAATATGCTCGTATAAATGCAGAATATGAATGTGCAAGTTTTAGTTCAGAAAAACTTATTGACGCAGCCTACGATATGTTGTGTTGGTGTATTGAAAATGGATATGTTGGAAAGGAAGGAGATTGAATAATGGAAAGAGGGAAAATATTAAAGCCATCAGATTTGAAAGACATGCACGGCTCTATTACTTTGGAATATACCGGGATTCTTTATGCTGGTGTAAATCGGGAGAAGAAGCACCGTGAATTGGCAAAAGTTAATCCGCAGGAGTATTGTCTTGCATTGGGTGTGAATGATGAAGAGATATTAGTTAAAGACGGAATGGTAAATACAATGGAGATAATATTATTAGGGAAAAGACTTGAAGACTACCCGGAAACAGAATATTACGAACGAAGGCTTATCTATACAACATACAGTTCTGGCTTCAGAGAGCATAACATTGCGGCATTCAAGAGCAGGCTGAAAAAATACTTTGACTACGAAGTAATAAATCATTTCGTCAAGGACGGTAACGACTTTTTGACTACAGATGAAATTATAGCCGCTGTCCGTGTTTCCTTGTCCCTCAATCTGCTTACGGATGAAGAATGGAAGAAGGCAATCCCGATTATAGAGCGTGGCCTTGAAGCCAATAAAGCCTATGTCCGTATGCTTGACGAGATGTCGGTTATATTGGAAAAGTATTGCGAAGAATGGGAGGATTTGGGTATGCGCCATACCTTCATGCAACGTGTTCCTCATGAATGCTGGCAGGAAAGATTTAGCAGGCATAGCCAGAATTCGGAACAAAAGCCGAATTATTCATGAAAAACGAATCAGTTAAATACAGCTTGATATAACTTCGTTCAGGAATGGCTAAAAATAAAAAATTGTTTGCTCGTATTGACGATAGGACCCACATGCTGATGTCTGAGTTGTCAAGAATGACCGGAGTCAGCATATCGGTCATTGCAAGGAGCATGTTGAAGCGTTGCATTGACGATTTGATAGACGAGGACGGGAACTGGAAAAAGAAAAATGCGGAAGATAAAGAAAGGAAAGGTCAATAAGGCTGTAGTGGCAGCGGTGGCACGTAATTACGACCGTTTGAAAAGATTGTGTGCTGTGGGTGTCCACGGAATATATGGAGGAGAGGGATTCGAGGATATATTTCAAGACACGGTATTGTATGTCATTCAGGATAGTGCCTCCGCTACATTACAGTCGGATGACCAGATTGTGGAGCATTTTATTTATAGGTTCAATATGATTAAATTCCAAAGAATAAACGATGATAAGGCAAGGAGGGAGGTAGAGTATGCCGACTATAAACAAAGGCAAGAGAAGGACGGTCCAGAAGGGTAACCATTACAATGCGGAAAGAAGGGCCGTATATAACTCGGAGAGATGGAAGAGGCTACGGGCATGGAAGTTCGCGAACGACCCACTCTGTGAGATGTGTCTTCAGGAAGGTAAGGTTGTTCCTGCTGAGGACATCCATCATGTGGTTTCATTCATGAGCACTGACAACCCTGAACAGCGTATGTTCTTGGCATATGACTACGACAATCTGATGAGTCTGTGTAAGGTGCACCATCAAGAATTGCATAACAAAAATAGCTAAATAATAATGAGATGAGCCGTCCACCGATTAGATATATTGTACAGATTGATAATATATATCTGGCTGATTTGATGTTTTACTGGGTATATTTCAATCAGCCGTGTTCGCTTTTGTTTCAGAAACCGAAGACAGAAGGGCTTTCTGCCGTGAAGCTTGTCGTTGATAGCGATGAGTCTGCAAGTTTTCTGCTACGAGTGAAAGAAAAGACCGGATGCAGACTTTATGAGGTGGATGGATAGCATGGCACGATGTTCTGCCGTGTATGGAGGAAGGGGGATATGGGGGTATATTTTTACGGTTTTCACCTTCCTAACCTCACCCGACCCTTCTCGACACAAACGGCATTCTTTTGAAAAAAGCCAAAGTGTTGTGATGTGTTAAAATAATGCTTTGACAGACAAAATTCTGGTTCGTAGAAAAAGCCCGCGCAATGGAGAAAAGAAAAATAAGTTTCCGGCTTCCGAAGACGGTGACGTATAAGGAGGCCCGTAAGACCATATCGGATATAGTCCGTCAGATTGAGGAGGAGAGGGAGCTTGAGGCTTCCGATATTCCCCAACTGCATCGGATGGCTACGGCATACAACGCCTATATTGACTGTGTGAGAGTAGTGTCGGAAAAGGGGTTGACCATGAAGAACATCAAGGGGGAAATGGTCAAGCGCCCGGAGGCCAATCTGCTGAAGGAGAACTGGAGCCAGTATCTTGAGCTTGCCAAGGAGTACGGACTGACAGCCAAGAGTAAGTCGCTTATCAAAGGTAAAACGGCTTCCAGGGAGGAGGACAGCCCGGCTGATGAGTATTTTAGGAAAAAGGCGACTCAGAATGAATAAGCAATATTACAGATATGCGCAGGAGGTTATTGAGGGAAAGATTGTGGCGGGTGAATTCATACGTTCTGCCTGCGAGCGTTTTTTTTCTCTTATGGAGGATGATAGGTATGAATTCCGGGAAGACAAGGTGGATGACGTGATAAATTTCTTTCCTTATTTGAAGCACTTCAAGGGAAGGCACGCCGACAAGCCTTTTACTTTGGAGCCGTGGCAGGAGTGGATTGTAGCCAGCATATACGGTTTCTATGTAAGGGAGGACGGTTCCCGTCTGACCCAGACTGTATATATAGAGGTGGCGCGTAAAAACGGGAAGACTGCGCTTGCGGCAGGCATAGGCTTGAATGCTTTGATAAATGACGATGAGGCTGGTGCGGAGGTGTATTTTGCAGCAAACTCAAAGGAGCAAGTGAAAATATCCGCGTGGCCTCTGTGTTCGAACTTCGCCAAGAAATTTGACCCGAAGAACCGTTACCTTCAAGTGTTCCGGGATACTATCACATTCGAGAAAACATCATCATGGCTCAAAGTGCTCGCCGCTGATTCAACCAAGCTTGACGGTCCAAACCCGTCCACGTTCGTGCTGGATGAGTATCATGCGGCAAAGAACAACAGTCTGAAGGCTGTATTGGAATCGGGTCAGGGAACCCGAGACAACCCCTTGGAAGTCATCATTACCACTGCGGGCTTTGACAAGCTCGGTCCTTGTTATGAGTTGAGAACTACCGGTACGGAGATTTTGAAGGGGCTGAAAGAGGATGACTCCTTTTTTGTCGCCATATACTCCCTGGACGAGCAGGATGATTGGAAGGATGAAAAGGTGTGGGTAAAGTCCAATCCGAACATTGAGGTAACCGTCAAGCCGTCTTATATCCGCAAGGAAATCCGCAAGGCGATAAACACCCCGTCGGATGAGGTGAACGTCAAGACCAAGACCTTGAATATGTGGTGCGATGCGGAAACGGTATGGATACCGGAGCATTATATCCTGAATTCTTCCAAGAAAATCCGGTTGGATGATTTCGAGGGCATGGATTGTTATATGGGAATCGACCTTTCAAGCACGAGTGATTTGACTTGTGCCGCCTTCATGTTTCCCACGGAGGACAAATATTACTTCAAGGCAAAGTATTATCTGCCGGAAATGGCATTGCAGGAGCGCCGGTTCAAGGAGTTGTATGGTGAATGGCGTCGGCAGGGACTGATTACGATAACCCCAGGCAATGTAACTGATTACGATTATATCCTCAACGACATAATGGACATAAGGGACAAAGTGTATATCCAGAAGATAGCGTACGATACATGGAACGCCACACAGTTCACCATCAATGCCGAGGAGAAGGGGTTGCCTATGGAGCCGTTCAGCCAGGTACTCGGGAATTTCAACCGTCCGACCAAGGAGATGGAGCGTCTGATTTTGTCCGGAAAGGCGGTAATAGACAATAACGTGATAAACCGTCACTGCTTCCGTAATGTGCGCATGGCCCGTGACCGTAACGGGAATGCCAAGCCGTCTAAACAGTTTGAAGAAAAGAAGATAGACGGAGTGATAGCTATGCTGGAAGCATTGGGGGTATATCTTGTTTCTCCTCATTACGGAGAATTCTATTAGAATTTCGATTTTTGACAGACACTTTTTTGGTTAGTGGAAAAGTGTATGTATGAAAGTAAAGATTCCTTTTACAAATTGGGAAATAAGAAAGGCTTCCAAGCAGGAAATATCACGTGTTCCTGCCTGGAATTATTCGGGTCCCCATCCGGTATTGTACAGCCGGAGCAAGCCGATGCTCCTTTCTACTGTATATCGTTGTGTGGACCTCATATCGGACAGTGTGGCGGTCCTCCCGTTGAAGACATATCTGCTTGACGGGGACGGATTCAAGAAGGAGCATAAGAGCCATCCGGCATACGTGCTGTTGGATTTGGAGCCAAATGAGGATATGACGAGGTTTGTTTTCTTCAAGACGCTCATGGTGTCGGTCCTTCTTACCGGAAACGGGTATGCCTATATAGAGAGGGACAGTAAGCTGAATGTGCAGCAGTTGATTTACATTCCGACGTCGCAGGTGTCTGTCCAGTGGATTACCGACAAAAGGGGTATCATGCGCAAGCGCTATCAGGTGACCGGATTCAAGGAGCTTGTCGAGCCGAAAGACATGATTCATGTGCTGAACTTCTCTTATGATGGCATAATAGGTGTCTCCACCCTTACCCATGCAAGGCAGACCCTTAACATAGCCACCAGCAGCGAAGAGCATGCCGCCGGTTTCTTTGAGTCCGGGGGAGCTGTCTCGGGCATTTTGTCCGTAGATGGGAAAAGGCTGAACAAGGAACAGCGGGACGAGATATACCAGGTGTGGTATGACCGGATGGAGAACCATCCGAACGGCATAGCGGTTCTGGAGGGTAACATGAAGTATCAGCCCATCACGATTTCCCCCAAGGACAGCCAGCTTCTTGAAAGCAGGCTGTTCAATGTGACGGACATATGCCGGTTCTTCTCAGTGTCCCCGGTCAAGGCGTTCGACTTGTCCAAGTCGAGCTATTCAACTGTTGAGGCTACCCAATTGCAGTATCTGACCGATACAGCTTTGGCTGTAATCACCAAGATAGAGCAGGAAATCAACCGGAAGGTGTTCCTGCCTTCCGAGCGTGGTCGCATAATGGCCGAGTTTGACACTTCTGCCATACTTAGGACGGATAAGGCGGCTCAGGCGGCCTATTGGAAAGACATGTTCTATATCGGAGGCGCGACCCCCAATGAGATACGTCGGGAAAGCAATCTTCCAAGGAAGGAGAATGGCGATGAGGCCTTCGTTCCGGTCAATGTGCAGACCCTTGACACCGCTTTGTCGAATAAAATCAGCCCGACCAGCAAAAAAAATATTGGAAAGGACGAAGAAAACCCCGTTTTGACAGACAATTTTTTGGTTACTGAGTAAAAGCGTGATTTATGGAAAAAGAAAAAGAAATCAGAAACGTCTCCTCTCAGTTCAAGATAGCCGGAGAGGGGGATGAGACAAGGACCGTCGAAGGATATGCCTTCCTCTTCAACGTGCCCTCTGACGGTCTATCCTTTCAGGAGACCATCGAACCGGGCGCGGCAGACGGAGTAATTGCAAAAAGCGATGTTTTTGCCGTCCTGAATCATGGTCAGGAGCGCGGTATATTGGCCCGCAGCAAGTATGGCAAGGGTTCTTTATCCCTGACTGTTGACGAGAAAGGTCTGAGATACAGTTTTGAGGCACCGAAAACAGCCTTGGGTGACGAGCTGCTCGAGAATTTGCGTCGTGGGGAGATAGACCAGAGTTCCTTCTGCTTTGATGTGGAGAAGGATGCTTGGGAAAAAAGGTCGGATGGCACTTGGAAACGTACCATCAGCAAGATTGGCAATCTTTATGACGTTTCCCCGGTGTATAACGCTGCCTATAGCAAGACATCCGTATGCTTGCGCGGAAAGGAGCAGGCAGAGAAGGAAATCGAGGCGAGGGAAAGTCTGAACTTGGATGAATACTATTCCAATATTGAAAAATTATTAAACATCTAAAAGTTATGTCGAAAGAAAAGAGTATTACAGAATTGAAGGACGAGAAGAACCAGATTTCTGCTCGTTCAAAGGCCATCATTGAAAAGGCCAGGGGAGAGAAACGGCAGTTGAATGCTGAAGAGAATGAACAACTTGGCGCCAATCAGTGCCGTATGGCTGAGATTAACCTTGAGATAGAGGAGAGGGAGGACGAAAACCGTCAGAAAGGCCGTTCCCATCAGCCGCAGGGAGGCAGATTCTCATTGCGTCGTGCAATATCCAACATGGTTGACGGAAACCCGCAGAACGATGTTGAGGCAGAGGTTATAGAGGCTGCTACCACACACCACAATACGTCAGGTGCTCAGATGGCAGACAGACGCGGTATAGTGGTTCCCGTAAACGTAGAGAGGCGTGCGGCATTTACTGCTGCCACCGAAGCGGCAACGGGAGTTATCATTGACGAGGAACAGCAGGAGATGCTTCTGCCTTTACAGTCTGCTCTTGTGCTGTCCCGTGCTGGTGCCCGTTTCATGACCGGGTTGCAGGGGAATATCTATTGGCCGGAATTTTCTGGTGCCAACGTGTTCTGGGAGGCTGAGAACGCCAGCGCCAAGGATGGAGCCGGTGCGTTCAGCAAGGGAGACTTGTTCAAGCCTTTGCGTCTGACCGCTTATGTGGACATCTCCAAGCAGTTGCTTGTTCAGGAGAATGCTTCCGTTGAGGCGTATATACGCCAGGCTATAGCTGTAGCCATCGCCCAGAAGATTGAACAGACAGCATTCAGCAAGGAAACCAGCGTGGCTAATACGCCGGACGGAATGTTTGGCACACTTGACTCTACCATTAAGGGAGACATGACCTGGGCACAGATTGTAGCAATGGAGACCAATGCCGACGTGCAGAATGCCTTGTTCGGAAACTTGTCTTATATCCTGCACCCGGCACTTGTCGGAAAGGCCAAGACAAAGGTAAAGGATGCTTCCGGTGCGGGCGGTTTCATCTTTACCGGCAACGGGGACGGTCAGTTGAACGGATACCGTGCGCTCAGAACAAATAATCTGCCGAAAGGTATCGGAGAAGGCACGGATGAATACGGTATTGTATTCGGTAACTGGGCAGATTACTTTATCGGTCAATGGGGCGGTATAGAGTTGTTGGTTGACCCGTATACCCAGGCATTGAAGGGTACAGTGAGACTTATTACCAATTCATATTGGAATATGGGCTTTATCCGTAAGGAGTCGTTCTGCATAGCATCCATGAAGTAATATGGCATACGTCGATTTGCAACTGGCCAAGCGTCATCTCAATGTAGAGCAGGAGTTCACGGATGATGACGAGTATATATCCGGTCTCATCGAGGCGGCTGAGGTAGTTGTGTCGAAGGATATTTGCGTGGAGCTGGATACATTGGTGGAGGAAGGCGGGAAGGACATTCCCGCGCCTCTCCGTCAGTGTATCCTTCTGATGGTGGGGCAGTTCTATGCCAACCGCGAGCCGGTGGCTTTCGCCCAGACATCGGAAGTGCCGTTGTCTTATTCGCACCTTGTGGCGCTTTATCGGAACTATGCGGGATGAGGGCTGGACTACTGAAATATACGCTTGTGTTCAAGGAACCGGTGGAGACAGTCTCCGAGATGGGTTCTGTGGAAAAGTCCTATAGGGAAGTGTTCCGTTGCCGGGCTTCACGCAAGAAGCAGACACTGTTTTCAAAGGAAGATACCGCTTATGAGCAGTTCGTGAACCAGACGATTGTCATGCAGACGCGCAAGTATCCTCAAATCAAGTACGGATGCCGTGTGGAGTATGCCGGATGTACCTGGGAGATAAAGATGCTTGAACCTAACGGCAATGAGTTGACAATAACGATGAGGAAGGTGGATGTATGATTGATGTTTCGATTATAGACCGGGAGAATATACAGTACCTTATTAATGGGCTTGAAGACTTCGAGAAGGACAAGGCCGTAAAAAGTGGGCTTCGTTCTGCGATGAATGTTTTTCGCGCAAGGGGGAAAAACAACTTGCGCAGTAGGCTTCTTTTTCACGGAAGGCATACCGGGCATTTGATGAATTCTTTTACGACGAGAATTAAGCGAAGAAAGCTCGGGGGATTGGCTGGGTTTGACCGCCCCGGAGGAAATCATGCCCATTTGGTGGATATGGGCACCAAGAGACGTTATACTACCGGAAAAAAGAAGATGCGTAAGGGAATATATCGCGGAGTTATGCCGGCTAACAGCTTTTGGTCAGACGCAGAGCAGACCGAGAAGGGGAAAGCGATGCAGGCTCTATATAAGGGAATAGAAACAGCCGTACAACGAATAATTGAAAGAAAATGAACATGTTCAAGATAACCGCTGAAATCCGGTCTCTCCTCCTTCAGAACGAGGAGATAAAAGGATTTGTCGGGGAAAGGGTTTTTCCGATAATGGCACCGGAGGATACGGTTGGCGATTTTATTGTATATCAGCGTGACGAGTTGAAGCAGGAATATACGAAGATGGGTGTAGCCACCCAGGTATCCGTTCTTTATCTGACTGCCGTCAGCGAATCCTATGTAAGAAGCAACAGTCTCGCCTCTTTGATTTATGACACTTTGTCCGGTGACTTCAAGGGCCCGGATATGCGTATACAGCTTGAAGACTCCACGGAAGACTTCATTGATAAGAAATTTATTCAGGTATTACAATTTTCAATTAAACAGCGATAATTATGGCAGTAAAATTAGATTCAAGTAAGGACATCTACAGAGGTGAGTTATTCGTGTTCGCGAAGCCTGACGGTTCCGAATCTGACGAACCGTTGGCTTTTGCCACGACGGCAACATTGGAAATCACAACGGAAGAGGTGGATATTTCCAACAAGATGATGGGAGGATGGGCAGGTTCATTGCCCGGGAAGAAGAGTTATACGGTATCAAGCGAAGCGCTTATTACCCGTAAGGAGGGTGCATTGAGTTACGACACTCTTCTGAAAGCCCAGATTGACGGTAAGGTATTGGACTTCTTTTTCGGGGAGGCTGCGGTTGCTGACCAGGACAACAATGGCGGTACGTTCACTCCTGACAAGACCAAGAAGAATTATACTGGCCGTATCATGATAACCTCCCAGTCCTTGACTTCGGAAGCCGGTCAGATAGCCAAGCTCAGTGTGTCTTTCAAAGGTATTGGTGCGCTGGAGCAGGTGGAAGGGACAACGGGAGGATAAAGAGGAAGTCTTTCGTCTGCTGTGTGGCACTATCTAACTTGCTTGTAAAATGAAAGGCGGTCCTATGATGGCCGCCTTTTGTAATAACGATAAATAATACAATGAAAACAAATCAGATAATGATACGCCCGATGGGTGAGTTTAAGGTAACTCAACGGACAAAAGACGCATTTTTCAATGCTACAGAATTATTGAAGCAGTGGAATCAATTAAAAGGCATGAAGAAAGAAGTTAATGACTACTTCGGTTTGTCTTCTACTAAAGAGTTCATTTACACTATAATGGAAAGGGAAAATTATGATAGGGGTAATTACCCGTATCATAAATCAAAGGCAAATAAGGGTGATAATGCAGGTACATGGATGCATCCATTGCTTTTTATTGATTTTGCAATGTGGATAAATCCTTCATTTAAATATGATGTTCTCAAATTTGTATATGATGAAATGATAAAATTCCGCAATCTTGCCGGTGATGCATATCCATCTATGTGTAAGGCTGTCAGTTCCATTTTGCCAGATGGCTTATTCAAACAAAAAGTCAAGGATTTGGCTAAATCTCTTAATATTATAGTCTATGGGAAGCATGAATCGGAAATGCGTAATAAGATTGGTGATGAATCCAAGATACGCGAATTGTATGAGCTGGAGTTGCAGATAGCCCAGTGGATAGATTTAGGCTTTATCAAGGACTACAACAGTCTTAAATCCGCATTGACCAAGTTGTATTACCAGAAATACCCCAACGTTTTACCGCTATAGTTATGGTAATAATTCTATTTGGAACTATAATGCTTCTTGTTGGCTTCATACTTGCTGAAATTTGCAAAGAAAAGGAAGATGATAGAGAGAACATGCCGATTGAAAAGAAAGCCATTAAAAAGATTGGGCTTACCCGTTTGACGGTAAAGGCTATCATTCGTTGGGAACAGATGCGCGGGAAGTCCTTTTCACTGATGGACTATTCAGACCGGGAGGATATGGAGGCCTTGTTGTATGCGATGTCTATTGACAGTTTCGAGGTACCGTATAAGTATGAGGTCTTTAAATCGGTATTGGCAAACGATAAGGTTATGGAGGGAATGTCTGTCTCTTTGGGAAGGATTATATCTGTCATGGCCCAGTTTAGGCACAGTACGAATGCCGGAAGTGGAGGAGTCAATGATGACAGACCGGAAACCATAGGAAACATAGTTGCTACACTCATCATGTCCGGCCTTGATGCCCATTATGCCTTGAATGAGATGGAATTGCAGGACCTGCCGCTTTATATAGAAGCCTATGAGAACAAGAGAAAGGACGAGATGGAGAATGCACGGCTGTGGACTTATCTTACAATACTTCCGCACATAGACGCGAAGGCTATGGAGAACGGGGCCAAGGACCTTATCATTTTCCCATGGGAACAGAAACCCAAGGAGGAAACCGAGATAAATGATGCAGAAGTGGAAAGATTTGAGGAATTTTTAAAGAAAGGAAAGAAATTATGGCAGGAAAATTAAGTTTCAGTATTGCGATAAACCTTCTCACCGAGAACTTCAAGAAGGGAACCAATCAGGTGAAAGCCGGTTTCAAGGCCATGCAGATGCAGGTTGTCACCTTTGCTGCCGCGCTTGGTGCCGGTGGTATAGGGTTGAGCAATCTGGTCTCTCGGTTCGTGGATGTGGCCCGTGAGACTAACCGGGTATCTACCGCATTAAAGAACGTTTCGGGGAGCATGTCCCAGTATGCGGACAACCAGCGCTTTCTGGTTGACATGGCAAAGAAGTACGGTCTTGAGATTAACGCTCTGACTGGGAATTTCGCCAAGTTCACGGCTTCTGCCTCCGCTTCCAACATGTCCATGGAGGAGCAGCGGAAAATATTCGAGTCGGTTTCCCGTGCCGTTACAGCTTTCGGTATGAGTGCGGAGGACAGCAACGGGGTATTCTTGGCTTTATCCCAGATGATGAGCAAGGGGAAGATTAGTTCTGAGGAGCTTCGTTTGCAGATGGGGGAACGCCTGCCTATTGCTTTACAGGCAATGGCAAAGGCCGCAGGCACCTCGGTTGCGGGTCTCGATAAGCTGCTGAAGGAAGGCAAGCTTATGAGTGCTGATGTACTTCCGAAGTTTGCGGACGCTTTGAATGAGATGATTCCCAATGTGGATACGAATAATCTGGAGACATCCGTCAATCGGCTCAAGAATATATTCACAGAACTTGTGAACAGCATGGATGTCCAGGGAAAGTACAAGTCTTTGGTTGATTGGCTGGCCGGAGCACTGGACTCGTTGAAAGGTAAGATAAGTGGGATATTCACATTCATAATCGGAATTATCAGCGGTAAGTTGCTTTTGTCTGTCACGAAATATTTTACCCAGTTCTGGAAGCTTATAGATACTACCATAAGCAAGAACACGGTTGCTCAGGAGCAGATGAAGAAGGCAACGGAAGCCAGGGTTGCTGCGGAGTTGGCTTATCAGAAAACCTTGGCAGACAATCAGCAAATTGTCGACGGAAGACGCTTGGCTTCAAACAGACAGCTGGCTGCAGCTGAAAGGGCTTTGAATAATGCAAAACTGGCAGAAAAGAAAGCCAACGACATAGCGGAGGCTGCTTCGGCAAATGCCGCGGCTGTACAGACATCAAACTCATGGGCGAAATCTCTGAAATCAATAAAATTAGGTTTTGTGCAATTATGGCGCACCATTACGGGCTTGTTTAAGTCTTTTTTGCCGATAGCTATAATTTCCGGTATATCCGCTCTCATTAGCTATCTAGTTGAGGCTCGCAAGGAAGCCACCCGTATTAAGAACATATTTGCCGACTACAAAAAGGAAGTTGCCGGCGCATTGTCCTCCACTTCTGCCGAGGTGGCGCAATTACGTGTGTTGCAGGGGTTGTACAATAAGGCGGCAGGCAACAAGAAGCTACAAGAACAATATCAAAAGCGCATAGAAGGTATTGTCGGTCAGCAGATAACCAAGGAGCAGAACATTAATGACATAATAGCCAAGCGCATTAAATTATTGGAAGCTACTGCTACTGCTGATTTTTATACTCAAAAGAAAATAGAAACCGAAGAGAAAAATAGAACGCTTGGAATTAGTTCTGGCATCGGAGAACAAAATATAAGGCATCTTGCTACTGTAAAAGAAGAAAGTAGGGGAGAGTATTGGCAAAAGGTAAAGGCTATAACCGGTAATTCTTTTACCAGGAATAGGGAAATAGATAAAATTGTAGATGAATACTCCCAGAATTTAAAAGTAATAGGAGATGTAAACAAACGTTTGGAGGATGCTGTGGAATATGTGGTTAAAAGTAATACACAGACAACAATTATTGATGACTTGTCCGGCTCTAAATCAAAGAAGAAGACTACCCTTCAAAAGCAGCAGGAATCCTACTACAGAGAATTGGAGGAACTGAACGCTGAATTGGGAATAGGTAAGATTACCCAGGCTGAATACAACAAGGCGTTAGGTGAGTTGAATATAAAGATGTATGCCCAGGCGAGGGGTACGAGGGACAAGCAGACCCTTGAAAGTGAATACTACCGGGCATTGAAGACCGCTGCGGATGAGGCCGTATCCAATCGTGATAGGAACGCTGCCCTTGTGGAGTTTGAGAGGGTGCAGAAGGAATACAACGAAAGAGTCAAGGAAGCCCAGAACCAGCAGGCAAAGGGTGTGTTGTCCCAGGAACAGCTCAACAAAAATATCGTTTCCCTTTCAGTAGAGGCGGCTAAGGCTGCTGCGGGGATAAAAGGTATCGGAGACAATGCGGACGGGTTCATAGCGGCCATGCAGTTTAATGCCCAGGCGTTCGCCGCTCCTATCAAAGTTAAGCCCAGAGATACGACTTTTGACTATAAGAAGACTCAGGCAGAGATAGCCCAAGAAGAATTGGATAAGGCTAAAGAAATAGCTCAAGCATATAAGGAGTATGCGGCAAGTTTGGGTAAAGATTTGTCAGATGAATTGGCAAACGCTATGGCAAATGTGCCGGATTTGGAAAAGAAACTGAAAATAGCACAAGTCAAGCAGGACGTAAAGGATTTCACGAAAGAACTGAACGAGGGATTATATTCTGGAATTAAGGATGTGGCAAGTTCTTCCGACCGAGTTGTAAGTGCATTTGAAAACTTGCGTGATGTAATGAATGACGTTGATGCTACTGCTTGGGAGCAGATAATGGCAATATGGAATGCCATGACAAATACTGTGGATTCGATATTGTCAGTTATACATACCGTGGAGTCAATTGCACGAATCAGTGAAAAATTATCAGGGGCAAAGGAGCAAGAATCGCCGGAGGAACACGCGACTAAAATTGTTGCTGCAAAAGCGGCAGAAGTTGCGGCAAATGAGATAGCAACGGAAAGTGAAATTCAAGCAAGTAGAAGAAAAACGGAGTCAGCGGCAGCGGAAATGGCCGCAAAAAGTACAGCGGCCTATGCCGGTATTCCTTTTGCTGGGGCAGGACTTGCCGCCGCGCAGATTGCAGCAATGACAGCAATGATACAAACTGCGGCTTCGATGGTTCCCAAATTCGCACAAGGTGGTATTATTACCGGTGGTTCGACATCCGGGGACAAGATACTTGCCCGTGTAAACGCTGGGGAAATGATTCTGAATCAGCGTCAGCAGTCTAACCTTTTTAGGGCGATAAACTCCGGTAATATTGGAGGTACGAAAAGCTTGTCGTCGACAGTGACCACCAGGGTTCGGGCAAAGGACCTCATTCTCGCGATAAACAATGAATTGAAATCACAAGGGAAAAAGCCGATATTATGAGTTACGGACTGATTTATACCATACCGTTCGCCTCGTTGGAAGAGGTGTCTTATATTGTTAAAATAGAAAAGGAAGGATATGACGGAGAAAGCACGGAATTAGTGGCAGGAGCCAATCCGTTTGTTGTGGAAATATCAAATGAAGAGTTTTTGTATACTCCTTCGAGATTATCCACTGCCACAATAGAGGTTGTTGGTAGTGATTATCTTCGTACACTGTTCTCTACCGATTATAGGCAGTTTCGTGTCACGTTGGAGAGAAATGGGGTAGCAGAGTGGTGCGGATATATCAAGCCGGAACTTTATACTCAGGATTATTCTTCTGATTTGTTCTCATTGGAGATAGAATGCATGTCTGCCATGTCGGTGTTAGAATACTTGGATTACACCATAAAGGGCGAGGAAAAATCCTTTGTTTCATTATGGTACTTATTGAAACGCTGTATAGGGGAGTCTGGAGGTAACTATGCCTCAGTATATATACCTCATGTGTATGCGTCTGGTGCCAGTCAGTATGAGTCCGGTGAGAATATTTTCGAAAAGATGCTCATCAGCGAGCAGGATTTTTTCGACGAAGACGGTAAACCCATGAAGCTAAAAGAAGTATTGGAGGAAATTTGTAAGTTCTTGAATTGGACTTGTGTAGACTGGAAAGGAGAGCTTTATTTTGTTGATATAGACCATGAGGGAACATACAATAAGTACGATTTATCATTAGCGGCTAAGGAAGAGATGGGTGTGAACAGCCTGATAGTGCAAGATATAGGATTTGCCGGTTCCGGTCACTCCTTGGATATTCTTCCGGGTTACAACAAGGTGACAGTCAAGTGCAACAATTATCCGGTGGGGAAGATATTCCCGGAGGAGGATTTTAAAACACTTTTCCGTCTTGGAGACAAATTGTTGTATGCGAGGGAATTCGTGAAGGACAATAAGGTTTCCAGAAAGGTTTATTTCTTGCCGAATGAATATAAAATGTACCATTACGAACCGGGAATAACACAGAATCCGGTGAATGAAGATGCAATAAGGAATATGTTTCTTGATGATGTTGAACTTTTGTATGGGGCTATACCGATAAAAAGATGCAATTATGAAATGGAAAAGAATGGAGACAAGTGGGAGCCAAATATTACCAACTACAATTACGAAGACCTGATACAGATAAGGACGGTGCTTTATCCATCAGGCGCACGGCCGGATGACACGAAATACAATTTAAAATCCGATAACCCGATATTGACTTTTGAAAGGCCTCTTCCTACTGCGTTATATAAAGACGGTGCGTTTGCCATACAAGGAAGTGTGCAGCTTGTGCTGGCCTCAAAAGCCGAATTGCCGACATTGGTCCCTATAGATGAAATGTATTCGTTCGGGGATGATTTGCCCAGATTTCACACACCCCCGTATTTTGTCTGTGAGTTCTCGATAGGTGATAAATATTGGAATGGGACCACTTTCACGAACGGATATTCCACATTCAACGTATATATTGATGACGGCAAGGATGGAACATTCCATGAACCGGTGTCGGGCGGTTTCCTTAGTATAAAATCTACCAAGACATTGAGTATGCCTTATGACGGGTTGGACGGATATATCATGCCGTTGGGCTTTTCGATTGGGGGACAGCCAAAGTTTGTCATAAAGAGTTTTATCGGGAAATTGTTTAGTGGATATGTGAATTGTTTTTTAAAGGATTTGAAATGTGTTTTCCAGAATATCGACGGTATGACGGATACAGATGATTCTGACCGTGTTTATGAGAATGTCCTGAATGAAAGTTTTATCAATGAACTTGATGAGATAGAGTTAAAAATAAGCTCATACAATGATGACGGGGCATGCTATAGCAAGGTGTTGCTTGATGGTAATTACCTCACAGATAATCTGTATAATTCCATTCTTGGAAAGAACAAGCGACCTGAAGAACTGCTGATAACCCGTATAATCAACCATTATAGCGATACTCGGATAAAGCTCACCCAGATAGTTAAAAATAGTAAAGAAATATCTCCGCTGACGATTTTGACAGACAATTTTTTGGTTAGTAAAAGATTTATCAACGCCGGCGGTTCCATTGATTATGCTGCTGACCGGTTTGAGTGTATAATGATTGAGAAATGAAGGAGATACCAATAATATCAAGAACGACCCCAGCAAAGCCTCGCTCTGCCAACTATCCTATTTCATCGTCACCATCCGGTGGCGGTGGAACGGTTTCGGTTTCTCCGGGGGGAGGCGTCGGGATTGATATTATAAAGACCGGGGACTCCACTGCTTTTTCGGACACAAATGTATTGTCATCACTAAGGGCTAACGATGAGTTTATTAATAGGAAGAAGGACAGCAGTGTAACGGCTATTGTCGATTATCTGAAGGGGCTGAAAATAAATGGGATGCCGGTTACAAGAATCCTGAACAAAGATACGGAAGAAGGGGAGTTTTCGGATACGGATATAATGAGTGCATTGCGTGTTATCGCTGAGATAGCGGCTCACGATGAAGAGTTGAAAAAGCTTTTCCTCAGCAAGACCACCAACGACCGCACCCCCTTCAAGCTGGAAGTCGGCGACAAGCTCACCGCGGAGAAGGGAATTCAGATAAGCAAGAACTTCGTTTCCGGCATTATCGGAGGAAGCGGCGGCTACATCTATCTGGACGAGAACGGGAAGGTTGTCATCGAGACGGACAAGGCTGTATTCCGTGAGGAGCTTATTGTCCCTCAGATTACCTTCAACTGCATAGACGTTATATCGGGTGACAAAGCCAATACGTTCGCCTACGGAACGATAAAGACTGTAGATACAGAGAACCGCATCGCCACCCTTGACCTTCTGGAAGGCCAATACGGTACGCTTCATGTAAGCGACATATGCAGGGGTATCTTCCACAACATAGGTGGGGGAAACACCGACAAGGATACGATTGGCGCGAACGGTTTCATAGAGTATTCCGGTTTCGCCACATCCTACTTTACTCCGACCAATATACTGGAGAACGAGGCAGGAATCATGAAGTTCGAGTATGAGCTTCAGGTGGGTACGTCCGTTCATCCGATGCCGGGCATGAACTTCTTCGCATACGGTAACTTCACCGACGAGGACCGCCAGGACATTACATACGAGAACAGATACTACACCCGTCGTATTACCCATGTCAACAATTGGGTGATAGACCCGGAAACGAACATCGAGATGCAGGTAGGAAAGCTGAACGGCCTTTCCATAGGTGGCATGGATTTCTCCGGTTATTCGTTCTACGGCAAGAATGTGTACATCTCCGGCACGATAGAACGCTTGAAGCCCAACGGCACCCCAGCCAAGGACTTGAGCTATGAGGGCGTTTGGGAATCCGGCAGAAAATATGACTACTACGACAGCGTGACCCATGACGGAAGCACATGGGCCTGCATGAACAAGAACGGTTCGTCAGCCGAGCCGGGCACGAACAATGACTGGCAGAAGATTGCCTCCAAGGGTGACAAGGGCGACCCCGGAGAATCGGCAGTGTTCGCAGACCTCACCAACCAGATGGATAACGTCACCCTTACCAATGACGGCAAGGTGTACCAGGATACATCGATAAACACGGTTGCCTGGATGAGCTACGGCAGCAAGAAGATGCCCCTTACCGGCATAACATGCACGCTCCCTGCCAACGTCACCGAGACGCACGACGTTTCCACCGGAGAGATAACTTTCAGTGTCAAGCAGGGCGTGGCTCTGGACGGCAGGAACCCGATACCCGTCGCGTTGACCGCCACCTACAATGGCAAAACCTACACCGGGCAGCTCACGTTTACCCTGGCAGGTGTCAAGGGTGGCGCCGATGCCGTTCTGTACCGGCTTGTCCCGAGCGTATCTGCCGTGATAAAGGATGCCAATGGTAATCTCAATGTAACATCCGTATCGTGTACACGGTTGAAGTCTTCGGTTTCCGGCGGCACGGCCGAGACCGGGACGGGCGAACTTAAATACTCCCTTGACGGTGGAGCGGAAATTTCAATCGGAAACAATGCTGGAGTACCGGTATCAAGCTTCCAGAAGAGCATCAAGTTCATATTCTACGTGGACGGTACAGTAGTGGACGTGGAGACAATACCTCTTGTTACGGACGGTAAGGACGGTGCCCAAGGCCCTCAAGGTGTTCCCGGTCCTGCCGGAGCTGACGGGAAAACTCTATACACCTGGATAAAATATGCCGACAACGCGCAAGGTGGTGGTATAAGCAACA